CGACATTTATCTTCGTGCGAAGGGGTCAACGGCTATTGCCCGTTGTGCACCCACTAATCCTGTCGCCGACGCTGGAACTTTCATCGGAGAGCTCAAGTCTGGTTTACCCAAACTTGTTGGCAGAGAGCTGTTTAAGACCAAGTTCAAAGACTACCGAAAGGTAGGCGGCGAATACTTGAATGTCGAATTCGGCTGGAAGCCACTCATTTCCGATTTGCAGAAATTCGGTAAAGCTGCACAGGACTCTGAAAAGATCCTGCACCAGCTACACCGAGATTCTGGAAAGAACGTTCGTCGGAGGTACACCTTTCCTGATGAGAACTCATATACGACTGAGACTCTAACGCGACGCCAATCTGTTCTTACAGGTGGCGCCAACGATTGGGTCTATTGGCGTAAGAGTTCTGGGGGAACCAATTTGGTTGTTGAGCGATCAGTTCACACCAAAACCTGGTTTTCAGGCGCATTTACGTACCATCTTAATCTGGGTAATACTCTTCCAGATAAGATTGCACGTCATGCTGCCGAAGCAAGGAAGCTGTACGGTGTCGAGCTTACGCCCGCCACTGTATGGAATCTTGCTCCCTGGAGTTGGATCGTCGACTGGGAAGGAAACATTGGGGATGTTCTCCACAATGTCTCTCGTTTCAGTCAAGACGGTCTGGTATTGCGCTATGGCTACATAATGCAGCAGAAAACTGCAAAAGTAGACTATACGCTTGGTTCTAACGGCCGAGTTCTCGGTTCGCCGGACACCAACCTAACGCTTAGTATCGTTGCTCAAAGCAAGATACGGCGTAGGGCAACCCCATTTGGTTTTGGCTTTGACATGACCGCCCTAACCGGGCGGCAGTCTGCCATACTAGGGGCCCTGGGTATCTCCCGGGGTCCTAGGCATGGTTAACCTCATGCTGACACGCACTTGTCTTTACAAAAGATTGGTGTGTGGGTCAATAGCGACGTTACAACGTCGTGACACACAATCAACTGAAAGAGTAATGCTATGTCGTTTGCAGATCCCCAGTCCGTTACCGTCAATGCGGTCGCGATTTCCATGCCTCGGACGAGCTCCGGAGTAAATTCCGGTGTCTTTACCGCGGCTGATGGAAACTCGCGACTGTCCGTCTCGCATGCCTATGGCAAGCGAACTCGACGGACAATCCGCCTTGACAGTTCCAAGGTTGCTGCCGATCCTCTGCTCCCGACCCAGAACGTCAAACTGTCAAATAGTGTATATTTGGTAGTCGACGCGCCTGTGGCCGGGTTCACGAATACGGAGCTCAAGCAGTACGTGGACGGCTTTCTTGCCGCACTTACTGCTTCCTCTGGAGCCAAGATCACCCAGCTTTTGGGTGGTGAGAACTAGGAACGATAACCATTGGAAGGGGATACCTATGCTAATCGCATATGTGACCCTGACCTTGTTTATCGTTGCTAATCTTGGCCGGACATTCTTTTCCGATCTGTAACATAATAGCTATGGAAGCTCGAACTCATATTAGGAGCCGGCTTGAAAAGCCTTATGTTACTCTGGCAGGAAGTGGCAAATGAACTAGCCACTTGGTGTTGCACTAGCACCAGTCGGGACTATAAAACGGTCCAGACTCGCGTCGAACACGAAGGTGAGTCGTTTCTAACGATCACCCTACCGAACTTCTGCACTGACTTCCAAAAAAGTCTAGTAGAAGGTCGTGTAGATCGCAACCAGTTTCAAGGTTTTACCTTTTCTGGTAGTCTCCCCCGATTCCTCGGAGGTTTCTTCGATCTTGTGTTCGACCGTGGTACAGGTCTACTTTTGGACCAGCCATCGGTTGATGCTATCTACTCGATACGTCAACTTACGTTGATGTTCGGGAAGATTCTTCTTCCCTGCAGTGATGCTAGGAAGGAAGCAGCGATTGATGGCTATATCCAATGTGAGCAGTCAGTTAAAGAGACGGACGCTGCGAGGGGATCTCAGGAAACTGAGGACTTTCATCGCATGTCTCGTCTGCTTTGGGCGGATCTCTTTGCAAAAGTTGATAATGCTGTTGCAAACTACGAGATTCTCCCTAAGCACGGCCCAGGTGCAACCGCTGATCGACTTAAGGGAAACCAAAAGTACAATCAGACGGAATGGACCGAGCGGTTGGAGAACGTGTTCCCAGCTGGTAAGTTTTTACTTCCAAATTGGACGCACGTCTCTAACCTTGACCGTATTAACTGGCTCGAACCCGGTGCGGAAAGACCCGTCAGGGTC